GGAGCGTGTCAGCAGCCTTGTTCATCGCTTCCTGCCTCTGCTGCGCCTCCATCTGCTTCTGCCTCTGCTGGCGTATCTGCATCACCTGCCGCTCGTCCCTTGTCACCTTCGCGGGAGCACCTCCCGAGGTCATTATGTAGTCGTACACCGCGTCAGGATCAAGACGATCCAGCATCATCGAGAGTTGTGGAGCCTCCTTCGCCAAAGCCAGTACCTGCGGGATGGTCGAGTTGAATCCCTGCATCTGGAGGTGCCTCTTCGCCAGCATCGCCACTGGCCCTGAAAAGTTTATGTCCACTGGAGTCTGGCTGAATTCCAGGAGTTCGTCCGGAGGAGGAGGTATTCTTCCAGCCCTGGACAGGACCTTGAATGTCTTCCGTATGAGTGGCATCAGGTTCTCGTTCTGGTCACGGGTGACTATTGGCTGAAGCAATGTCGCCTGTTCCCCCTGCATGGCCTGGGCCTGTGTCGCCGTTATCCGTGAGTCCATCTGCGACATCATCGAGAATATCTTCGCCTTGAACATCTCTCCAAGCGCCGTCCTTGTGTCTCCGACAGCCTGTATCCCCGCCTGGAGCGACGAGGGGAACTGCAATGGCTCGATCTTGTCCTGGGGATTGTCCAGGATGGTGATTCCATTCGGCACGATCTTGAGCTTTCCCTTCATCGTCCCCGTCACTATCATCGGAGGTTCAACGAGCAACTGGGCCGCACGCAGGACAGAGCGTGACATCTGGTTCACCATCATCACCGCGAATATGGCGTCTATGGCGGCTGACCGTGGATATGCCTCTGAGGTGAGCCTCCAGCGTGCCGTTGTGGGGACATCGTCAGTATCCATCCCCGATTCCTCAAGGATGACCTTCTCTGAATCCAGGGAATAGACCGATGCGTAGGGCTTGTTCGCCGCATCTATCTTTGTGATGTCCCGTTCCTCCCTCGGGAATATGGCGTGGATGCAGGTGTATTCCTTGTAGGGGTCCTTCTCCATCCTGTTGCGGAACGTCTCTCGGAGCGGTGCGTCTGGCCAGAGGTCCATGATCTGCCGTCCCGATATCAGGAACTTCCTGTGCCAGAGGTCAGGGTCGCCTTCAGCATTGAGAGAGAAATAAACCTCCCGTGGGTGACGGAGATAGTAGATGAGGCGGTTTCTCCTTGCTGACCATTCCGGTCCGTAGATCGAAGAGTACCCGTATGTCGCACGGTCCCAGGTGGCTTCGGACAACTGACTGTAAAGATTAGAGTTGTTGATCTCCGTGCCAATTGCCTCATGAACGTCATCGAGCCATTTCCTTGCCTCCGCCATCATCATCACCCGCTTCGACCGGAAGACTGGGGACCACCAGTCTATGGTTGGAGCGGCGGTGTTTCCCTGGTAGCCATCAACGAAGTCCTGCAAGGCCATTGCCGCTGTCTGGTCGTATATCTTCGCGCCCTGCTTGCTTCCGGTCGCGCTTCCCCGGATGGTCCCTGTATCGTACTCGGCACGACGGCCAATGACATAATCATCGACATCGTCATACAGGTTGTCGAACGGTGCCCTCTTCTCCTCCAGACGCTTCTGGCGCTTGGAGATCTCCGTGGCAAGTGTCCTCTGGTCAAGGGACTCCGGGGATTCCATATTACTTCGCGGCCTTGACCGCATCCTTCTTGGGAACCGGCTTCGGATTTCCCTTCTGCGCTTCCTTCCTTGCCATCTCATCCTTCCTTTTGGGACTCTGATGTCCCGGTATAGAACGTCGCGGGTTTCCGCTTTAGTTTCAGGCTGAAGAACTGGTTGTAGTAGTCCTGTGAATAATAGATCGGTTTGTGGACCTTGTCATCACGGAACTGGATCTCCCCGACGAATCCCGCGCCTGTGTAGGCATAAGAGCATGACTTGCATGGCTCAAGGAAAATCCCATTGTCCTGCTTGTTCCGCAGGTCGGTGATGAACTTGTTGTTGTAGAGTTCCATCAGGCTGTCTCCGATATGGTAATCCCCATAGGACAGCCATGCCTCATTGACCGCCTTGTCATTGTAGTCGCACAGGACAAGTTTCCCATCCCACCGGAATGCCATGAAGTTGTTGTCGAAGAACTGGCAGGGATACTGCCGCATCGATGTCTCGTTGTCACCCTGCAATATCTTTCCCATGCAGACGTAATCAATTCCCTTTGTGTTGAGCCAGAGCTGGATGTACTCTTCCTTCTCGCGCCAGTCCTGGCCACGCTCACACAGCTTGACGGCGAAGTCCTTCGTCGACCCAAGCTCCTCCTTTATCGCCAGCAGCTTCCTGATGTTCGAGACAAGCACATCCTGGTCTGTCCCCGGACGTGCTATGGACATTGATTTCGTCCATGGGACACCATCCATCGAGACGATGATCTGATAACAGGTCGACTCCTCGGAAAGCAGGAACCTGACCATCCCCTCATCCCACAGGGTAAGGTTCGTCGTGACATAGAACGACAGTTTCTTCGATGACAGGTATCTGCACATCTCCAGGTAGTCCGGATTCAGGAATGGCTCTCCCAGCATCCAGTTGCAGATGGGTGTGCCCGCGGGGAACTCCTCAACGATTCCATCCACTATCCCCTTGAACATTTCCAAGGACATGTTCCCGACTGGATATCCGTCCTGGCACACTGTCGGGCAGAACTTGCACTGAAGGTTGCAGGAGTTTGTTACTTCGATGATCACCATCTTGGGCACTTTCACTGGGGGTCTCCCTGGGGTTTTACTGGGGCTCCACGGACGGCGTTAGTCTTCCTGGGTCGCCATTGCTTCGCCTGCTGGTCCCACTCATACTCGACGCCTGCCCTTCGTTCAGATGTCAAGACCCATTCCGGCTTCTCGGGAATCGGGTTGCTTGATGGGGTCGCGGTCGAGTTTGGGGTCTTCGATCCTGGCTGGTGTTCATCTCCCCAGTCCATCGCGGATTCTCCGGTCGTCATCATGGGGCCTTCTCCTTTCAGGGGCTCCAGGGAGAGGGCCTTCTCGGCCGCAGCGTAGGAGTCGAACTCGCCGACTCCCTCGATGACGTACTTCGATCCCTTCTTCCTGATCTTGGAATTTGTCCCTGCCGATCCAAGGAGCGATCCAAGCGTGTCGCTCATGCTTCCCCCTCCTCCTTCTCCCTCTTCCTGCGAAGCACCTGCCCGATTGGGACTCCATCCGGAACACGTTTCTTGCGCTTGTTCTCCTCAGCCATCGTCGCAGCAACCTCCAGCATCTCGATGACCTTCCCCTCGTCGAAGAGCTTCCCGACCGTCGACTCCAGCCTGTCCAGCCTCCGCTGCAGCTCGTCCAGTCCCTTCGCGGCGGAATGGGATATGTCCTCCCAGTTGTCGATCTCAACCCCGGACGGTTCCCCGGTGGCTGGGTTTATCGCCTTCCTTGTGGTGAACGACACCCGGGACAGCGCATTTATTGAATGTTCCAGCTTCACTTCACACCTCCCATCTCGTCCTTCATCGCCGACAGCCTGTCCTTTATCACCATGAGCGCCTCATCGCATGCCTTGTCCAACGCAAGCCCTTCAACGATCAGCGCCGTCTCCATCCCGTGGATGGCCTCATCGAACGCCTCCACCACCCTCGCCTTGGCGAGGATCTCCGCACCCCTGACGGAATCCTCGGCCTTCGCCACCAACCTTGAGACCCGTTCCTCCATTGTGTCAATGAACCTCACCATGTCGCCAAACCTCCCCAAAGGGTTCACCTTCTCTTCCAGTCATCGGAACCATCCTCGCTGTCCCGCTCCTGTATCTGCTTCCTGATGTCATCCAGAGTATACACTTGCCTCATCTCCATTTCCATGTCCTGCCGCTTCCTGACGGAAAACAGCTTCGAGCAGAGGTACTGGAGCGCGTCGTGGCAATTCCCCACCAGGATATTCTCGGCGAAGAAACAATGGGCATCTTCCACCGTGAGGTCATAAACGACAGCCGCCTCATAGCGAATTTTATAGGATACTCGGATGCTCTCGGCGGCGGGCTCGGTTCTGGCACGTTCCTCCGCAGAACCCTCTCTTCCTGGATGCAGGATACGTCCAATACTCCTTGCCACATTCGATGCAAGCGAACTTCTGCTTCTCCTGCTTGGCCCATCCATCGATTGCGTGGGATCGGTGCCATTCCCTGCCTTCGGGAGAACGATGCCATTCGGGAGCGGCACGCTGCGCGGCCTCGATTCCCCGAGCCATGCGCTCAGGATATAGCCTGATGCTCCTCTCGACATGATATTTCGCGTGTTCTGAAGCTCTAATCTCCTCAAGATTTTGGATTCTATTGTCGCCCTTGTCCCCGTTGACATGATGAACGCAACAGCCGCCCGAGATTGGACCCCGAAGAGAAGCCCATACAGCTCGATGCATATACTCGCCGCCGTTTTTATGATCCGCCTTGTAGTATCCCGAAGGTTTCCAATAATACCGAACCCCTTCAAACTCCTGAATCGGATGCTTTGCTGGCCTACCCATTCAAGTTCCTCCTGTGTACCAAATCCGGTCACAAGAGTATTGTATTGTAATGCGTCTGCTTTTACAATCCCCAAAGGAGTAATGAAGGGATGATCGGGGGTGCATAGGATGTACTGTCCATTCGTGAATCCCACATGGATCATACTCTCGGAATGCCGCGACATTGTGGCGGACACCCTGCGAAGCCCCAGTGGAGTGACCACATTGTCCCCGACCACGATGTCGCTGATTTTCTTGATCCCCCCTTTACACCGAATCTGTGTCCCCCCTTCAAGGCAGTGCGAGAACGTGTTCTTCATCGGCTGCGCGAGGAATTCCCCGGCGATTCCAATCTTCTCGGGGTAGACATACCCACCGATGAACCCATTGATGAGGCGTGTGCAACGGGGATCCACGACAATCCCGTCAGCCCGGGCGAGCATCTGGTCGACGCTCTGTATCCTCGCATACAGCCCCTGCTCGGCGGGGATGATGATGATTCCGCACTCCTCGAACTGGAGCTGCGCGTTCGAGGTGAGCCCTCCTGTCCCCTTGGAGAACCGGGCGCCACCAGCCGGATCACCGTAATGCGCGGCGACCGGAATCCCTGGACACTGTTCCTCGACCATCTGCAGGACCTTGCGGGTGAAGTCGATTATCCCCTCCCGCTCGGAATAGAATTCAGCCAGCACTTGAATGGACAGCGGCCCCCGGACCTGGACAAGCACGGCTGCGGGGAAGTTCCCCGAGTTGTCCCATCCCATGTACAGAGGGGTCCCATTTGACTCCAGGAAATCTCGGGACACGTGTCGGGACTCGTTGAAGTTTCCATAGACCACCTTTCCGAGGACGCGGATACCGGGCCTCCCTTCGATGAACATCTTGATCCACTCGGGATTGTTTCCGTAGTCCTGGAGCAGGTCATCATAGTAACCAGGTTTCAGGTTCTTGTCGTTCTCATGCGGCTCCTGCCACCAGCCAAAGAACTTGGCAACGGGCTTCCGCTTTGGCCGCGGGCCAGGCACGGACCATGGAACCATTCTTCCGGTGATATCGCGCTCGCATGCCTTGGGATCCTTTCCAAGAGGAACCCAGTCATGTTCCCAGTATATCTGGTGCTCCACATCGCACGGATTCGTGGTCTCGATCCCGAACCGAACGGGGCTCTTGGGCGGGAAACGTCCAATACGGTTTCGAAGCATACGCTTGATTTCCTCATGGACCTCGACGGACTCCTCGATCCAGTAGCCGGTGGCCTCGACCGACTTGAATTTCTCCATGTCCTCCGGGCGATTGCACGAACGGAACATGACCTCGACATCGAGCGCATGGTTGCATCCCGCTGATGGCGGGTAGCGGTAGTTCATGGTCATCTTCGCCGCGTGCCACTCGCCGAAGGGGAACCATTCCTGGAATGACGCGAAGGTGGCGTCCATGAGCTCGCGGTAGGTCTTGCGGACGACGATCCACCGTGTCCTGGTGACTCCATAGGTGTTGGCGATGTGGCGGGGCAGCAACAGCCCGACCTCCATTATCGCCGCGGTGGTCTTTCCCGACCCGACCGGCCCGACAAGGCATCGCATCTCGGCGTCCGATTGGTGGAACCCGACCATTGTCGGAAGGGGCTCGTAGGACTTCCGTGTCACTCCTGGCATATCATTTCCCTTGATTGGCTAATTAGTCTTTTGGGATCGTCTATTTCAAATATAGTATTTGAATCTACATAAATTTTAAGACATCGACTTTCTCTATCTTTTATAAATCTTTCCTTTTCTTCCATTTTCTTTGCAAAGTATTTTTCATACCTTTTCTTGTGGTGTATCCACAAATACAATTCATGGGGTGAATAAGCATAGCGTCCCAGATCCATCATAAAATATTTTTCTATTTTAGTCACATATCACCCCCGTGTTGAACACCACCCGATGGGCTATGTCGTCATAGATCGCCACGCATCCGAAATCCTTCCGGTTCGTCACCTCCAGCTTCCTTCCGATGTGCTCGACGCACCACCTCTCGACCTCGGGCA